GTCCCTCGGGGAAGCGCGTGGCGAGTTCGAGCGGTTGATTGTACTCGAACCGCACGATATCGTCTTTTGGTTGCGTGCTGACAGTTGCCACTAGAGAACCCTCCGAATTGATTCCGCCTTGTTGCGGAGATTGTTGAAGTGTGAACATGCCGAGCACCACTTGCGGCCGTCGCAGCCGGCCGAGCAGTGCCCGTGCGCCTCGCGAAACGCCTTTTCGGCGAAGTACCACGCGGCATCCAGTAAGGTCTTTACTTCGGGCGCGAGCGTATCGCAATCGCGCGCGTCCGAAGCGAGTTGATCGATGTTCGCGCCCAACTCGTCAAGCGCTTTCAATTCGGCGCGCATCTCTTGCTCGCCGGCGTCTGTTACTGCGTAACTCATTACGCAATCTCCAATCCGTAAACTTCCGCGCGCTCGGCCGCGGCACCGCGCCGGATGCACGCCAGGCAAAGCCAAAAATCGCCGTTGTTCACGGCCGTCTGCTCGCAAACGTGCGCGTCGCACGCCTCGCAAACGCGCGCGTGTTCTTCCTGGCACCCCAGGCACACCGGCCGGCCGCATTTGCACTCGGCCGTCCGTTCGAGGCACTCGGCGCCCGCGAACGCGGCGTATACTTCGGCGCCGCAATCGCAGGTTCCAAGGTGATTAGTCCAACGGCGATCCATTAGCGGCGCCCCTCGCGGAGTTGCTTTTGCAACTCGTTCCAGCGCGCGATTTGCTCATCCGCGCTCGGCAAACCGAGCTGTTTGCGCTCGGCTTCGGTCAAGTACATCTTGCGGTTTGTTTCCATGTCTTCATATTAGCTTGTCTTGCCATAGCAAGTCAAGCCTGATAGAATAAAAAAAGCGGACGGCATGTTAAGCTGAACGCAAATGAAAAGAGGATTAAAAATGCAAGACCATCTGGAGTCAATCGCCGCGGCCGGCGGTAAGGCGCGAGCGGAAAAGCTATCGCCCAAACGGCGCGCGGCGATCAGTAAAAAAGGCGGAAAAGTGGGCGGAAAGGCGCGCGCCGCCGCGTTGACGCCGGAACAGCGTAGCGCGATCGCACGCAAAGCAGCCGCGGCGAGCGCCGCGGCCCGGCGGAAGGATAGAGAGCAATGACGCCGTCGCCGAACGGATTTGTCTATTTCATGGAAACCGAAGATTCGCAATACGTGAAAATCGGCTTTTCCCGCAAGGTTATTCGGCGATTGGGCGAATTGGGCACATTGATGCCAATACGCTTGATCGGATACTTTCCGGCGTGCCGGCAAACTGAGCGAACACTACACCGAAAATTTGCGGCCGATCATAAGGTCGGCGAATGGTTCAAGAGTACCGAGCAATTGCGCGAATCAATCGCAATGCTCGAATTGATAAAGGCGCCCGAGCCAAAGCCCGAGCCGGAATATGTTGGAAAATCCGTCAAACCAAATTTGTGCGACGTCACGCTGACGGCCGATGAGCGGTCGGCGATCGCGGCCGCGCTCGGCCGGCTCGGCGGTCTGAAAGGCGGAAAGGCGCGCGCGGAAAACTTGACGCCCGAGCAGTTATCGAAGATTGGAAAAAAGGCCGGCAAGGTCGGCGGAAAGGCGCGCGCGGCCGCGCTTACGCCCGAAGAACGGCGCGCGATCGGCCGGCGCGCGGCCGCGGCCAGATGGAAGGATAAGCAGGATGGACTTTGATTTCAGGATTCAACTGCTGAGCACGATTTGGCGCACGCGCGCAAACGCAAAAAGGCCGAGCGCCCGCGGTTTCGCCGCGCGCTCGGCCTTTGTGCTTTTGTGCGGTAATCGCGGCCGGCCGGCCGCGCCTCAGATCAGCTTGTTAATTGCCGTTTCAACCGCGGTCTGGAGCTGTGCGTCCGTTACCGCGGCGCCCGATTGCTTGACGGCATCTTCCATACAGGTCGGCGGTTGCACCTGATACGCAGCCTGGTCGGGATTCTGGTATGTCGCTTGCGCCCACTTCACGCGCGTATTGTGCGCCGGCGTCGCCGCACCCTCGGACAGGATGTAATTCGCGAACGAAAGACACGAGACCTTGATCCGCGACCGGAAGGCGGCGTCCTGCATGAGCGCACCGAGTTCCTCATAAGTTAGAGCCATTGTTCGAATTCCTCCAAATGGGGTTTAAGTGAGATTTATCCAGCCCGTTTTCAGAGTGCCGTTTGAGTACCGCACCTGAAACTGCAATTGGTTGCCCGCCTCATACACGGCAAAACTCATCATTCCGTTCTGAAGGTTTGACGGCGCGAAAGCGGTCGGGCAGGAAATATAGACGTATCCTTCCTGCGCCACCACGATCCGCGGGTTCGGGTTGCCGCTCGTGCCCGTTCGCAACCACACGTAGCCGTTGACATCGCATCCCCAGCCCGCCCAATTGTTCGCCGAACCGAGATAGTACAGTTGATTGGCGTCGGTATAGTTGGGATTGATGCAACTACCCGCGCTCGTGCCGAGAATCGTGCCTTTTGCGTTGACGTGCAGGATACCTTGCGGATTAGTCGTGTTGATGCCGACATTACCAGCCGGTTGAAGACATAAAGGGCGCGACGTGCCCGTGGAACGGTCCCAACCCTGAACGATTGCAGCATTGGAGGTATATAGCAACTCCAATCCCGCGCCGGATGTAGGCACGGCTTGCAAGCCCGTGGAGCGGATCATGCCGCCCACGTCCAGCGTGGTTGTGGGCGCCGCGGTCATGATGCCCCAGCATTTCGATGCGCCGAGAATGATGCCGACCTGCCCGACGTTGCCGTCCCAAAATTCAATGTTGCCGGTATAGCCGGATTCGCGCTGTAGCGCGAGCGTGCCCGCCGCCGCGTTGCCGGTTACGTTCAAGCGAGCGAGCCCCGAATAGTGCGAAAGGATCGCGCGCCCGACATTATCGGTAGAGCAAAAGATGGCGCCGCCCGCCGAGTAGAGCCACCCAGCGGCATAGACCGCACCATTGACACCGAGCCTATAACCGATGTCGCTAAGAATCCCAATGTTCACATTGCCGCCGTTCGGGTTTATCAGTAACGGACCATTCGCGAACGCCTGTATCGCCGCCAGATTGCCCGCGCCAGCGATCCCGAGCGCGAGCCCGGGCGCCGCGCCCGTGCCGATACCCTGCGGATCGACAAACACAGACCAACCCGAGCCGTTTTTGGTTGCCACGTGCAGAGGCGCCGCGGGCGCCGCGAGCCCGACCCCGATACCGCCGGTATTGAGCAGCTGGTATGTCGCCGCGTTGACATCCTGCGTCCACGGCGTTTGCGATCCGCCAGGCGCCGCCCACTTGACCCCGCCGGCCGATGCGGCATCCGCGGTCAATACCTGCCCGTCCAGCCCGACCGCGAGGCGCGAAAGCGCCGAAGCCGAGCGGACCAGCAAATCTCCCTTTGTCGTCGTTGCATCGGGCGCCGCGCCCGTGATCTGAGAAACGGTGTAGTCGCCGGCTTGCGCCACCACCACGCCGGCGCGCCCGAATACCGATGTAACGCCCGTGGTGAGCGTAGACCACTTGACGCCTTGCGCTACGCCCGAATCCGCGGTCAATACCTGCCCGTTCGTGCCGACACCGATGCGCCCGATCGCGCTCGAATCGCGGACCAGCAAATCGCCTTTCGTGGTGGTCGGATCGGTCAATCCGCCGGCCGATGCCGGCGCCCACTTGACCCCGAGCGGCATAGTCGAATCCGCCATCAGGACCAGACCGTTTGCTCCCACCGCCAGGCGATCGGGTTGCCCCGGCCCGCGCACGATGAGATCACCTAGCGTGGTGGTCGGATCCGCCATGCCCGATCCGCCCGTGAACGTCTTCCAGAACATCCCGAGCGGCTGTGACGCGTCCGAACAGAGTACCTGACCGTTTGCCCCGGACGGTAGCCGATTGAGGCTGATAGAGTCCCTGACGAGCAGATCGCCCTTTTGCAAGGTTTTGTCCGGCGCCGCGCCTGATACCTGATCGACCGTATAATCGCCCGGCGCCGCGGCCACCGCGCCCGTCCGGCCGAATACCGATGCTACGGCGCCGCCACCGCTCGCCACCGCGGCCCATGTGCCATCGCCGCGGAGATAGACGGTAGCATCCGCCACGCCCAAACCCAAACGCGCGGTATTGAATCGGCCGCTTACCACGTCGGCCGCGTCGTGCGTGTGAACGGCCGGCGGAAACGTCGCCGGCGCGCCCGCCACTTTCGCCCAACCGATCGAGGTCAACCACGCCGGATCGGCATAGCTCCCGAGAGTGGATACCGCGTTCGTGATTTGCGCGGCCGTGTAGTCGCCGGCTTGCGCCGCCACCGTGCCCGTCCGGCCGAAAACGGATGCCACCGCGCCGATCGGCGTCGCCCACTTCACTTTGAGCGGTTGCGCCGGATCGGCCGTCAATACCTGCCCGGCCGTCGCCGAAACCGCTAGGCGCGCCGGCCCGGTTCCATCGCGCACGATCAAATCGCCGGCCGCGGTCATGGGATCGTGCATGACGCCGGTTGCGTTGACCAGGTTCACGTTCGCGAGTGTGTGCGTTTGCGCGTCCACGTCGCCCGGCCAGGCGTACACACTATCGCGGATATCGTTCAGGTGTTGGGCGAAAATGATCTGATTCGGCGCCACGTCGGCCGGCCAGCCCGGCGGAACCGCGAGCGGCGCGCGCAAGCGAAACACGTCCGGCGCCGGCGGTGAAGCGTCCGGAGTCGGCAGGATTTCATCGGGCATGAGCGGCTCCGTTGACCGGCCGCGGCCCCTCGGCCGGCGCGGCGATCGCGGCCGCGGCCGCGGCCGGCGGGTCGGCCACTTCCCCGACCAGCGCGGCCCCGTCCGGCGATAGCTGGTAGGGCGCGAGCGGCACGGGCAAGCCCTCGGTTTGCTGCACTACGGCCAATTGTTCCGACAGCGCCAGGCGCAACGTTGCCATCGCCAGCTCCGATTCTTTCGCGCGCCCGAGCGCGATCAACCGTTGATCCTCGGCCGCGCGCAATTGCTCCAAAATGCGATTGACGGCGCCGGCCATTGCCGGCGAAAGCTTATGCTCGATTTTCATGGATTGCCCCTTTAGACGTAGCCCGTAATGATGCCGCCCTTTACCGTGAGCCCGCGGCCGGCCGGTACCGAGCCGGTAAACCCGGCCGATCCGCCGGCCGTGAACCCGCTGGTAACGACACATTGATACCCGTAGAATCCGCCGCCGATCGTGACATTGCCCGAGCCGAGCGAGATATCGCCCGATGGCATATTCACCCCCGGCCCGGTAAACTGCCCCGAGCTGTTAATCACGCTATTGGCGGAAACCTTGAACCCGCCATCGGCGCGTATCGTGGAATCGATCGCGTTCAAGTGAATCACGAAGGCGCCGTTGTTATAGAGGGTCAACTCGGTTGCATTCAGGTTAGTCGGCGACCGCACAAAGGCGCCGATGGTCTGCGAGTTGCTCGAATTGCGAATCACGAGCCCGCGCGAGATGAGCTGCACCGCGGAATCGTTCGGCTTTTCCACCGCTAGCATGATCGTGCCGTACGATGAGTCGAACGTGGTCGGCCCCGTCCGGATCTTCGATCCATCGCTCGCGGTAATCGTCAGGTTCGCTTGCCGCAAAAACAGCGAGCCGGCCGTGTCGGTATAGATCGGCGCGTCATTGTATCCGCTTCCGCCGAATGCGGCTTGTATCGCCCAAATGCCGTAATAGGCGCCCGCGGTCAAGCCGGCGCCGCCCAAATCACCCAATAACGCCACCAGCTTTTGCGCGTTGTAGACACCCACGCGGCCCGGCTTATCGCCGCCGTACCCGACCGCAATTTCGATCGCAGACAGTTTGGATACGTCGATACTGTGCGCCGTGATCTTGTTGCCGTTCAGGTTCGCGATATCCGCATCTTGAATCGCGGCCGTGTCGAACACGGCGTCGCCGGCGCGAATCGCGCGGGTTGCGATCGTGCCGGCCGTCACCGCGCCCGCGGCCAGGTTCCCGGCGCGCACCGCGGCCGCGGCGATCGTGCCCGCGGTCACCGCATCGGCCGCGATCTTGCCGGCTTCCACCGCGAGCGCCGCGATTTTGCCGGCGGTCACCGAATTCGCGGCGAGCGCGACCGCGGTTACCGAATTCGCCTGTAGAGCTTGCGCGTAAATCGCGTTCGCCGCCACCGCGTTTGCGGTCACCGAGCCCGCGGCGAGCTGCGGCCCCGTAATCGCGCCGGCCGGTATTTTCGCCGTGATGACGGCGCCATCGGCGAGCACCGTACTCGTCACCGAACCCGGCGCGAGCTGCGTGGTCTGTATCTGCCCCTGAATCGCTTCCACGTCCACATACGCCGTCCAGGTATTGCCCGTGCGCCGATATAACTGCGGCCCGCGCGGCGCCGATTTCCAGAACACCACGGCCGTATCGGAGTATTGCGGGTCGGGAAGCGCCGGCAGGGCGTTTACCACTTGAATGAGTTCGAGCCCGTCCGCGAGGTCGGCCCCGTCGATCGAGCCCGGCGCCACCGTTGCCGGCGGTGATTTGGTTCGCTCGATCGGCCGGCGTTGCATCCGCCGCAACGCGTAAATCGCATCGGCCGGCCGGTAGCCGAGCGTCGCCGAGTATTTCAGCTTGTGACCAGGCCCGCCGGCGCGCGCCGGATCGGGCGCGATAATCTCGATCGATAGTTTCCGCAAAATCAGATCGGCGAACAATCCGTACTTGAGCGCCTGCAAACTAACCGTCATGCCGCGCGCCAGGCCCGGCGTAAAGACCGTCGCGGTAACGGTCGGTTTCGGTATCGAGCGCGTTGCCACCTCGGACTGTGCCCATAGGTCAAGCGTGGTCTGATCGCTGATATTGCGGTCGACCAGGGTTACCGAGAGTATGCCGTACTTCAATTCGCTCGCTGAATTTTCAGCGATCGAGCGCAACTCCACGCCGTCATCGGTCAAGGCGCCGAGCGCCAGTATGCGGTTTGCGGCATCGGAGAAATCGTTGTCGAAGCCATCGAGCGAATACCCGACACTCGCGGAACCGTCCGGCTCATCCGACAGCGCGAACGGCGCCACGATCGAGCCCGAGCGGTAGTAATTGAGCTTGCCATCGTATGAGACGTTCCACTCGCCGCCGGTCAAATCGCAGACGTTATCGAACAAATCGCGGATGCGCTGGTCTTTCGCTTCCAGCTCGCCAATGTTCGTAACCTGCGGCACGATCGTGCCGGCTTTGAGCAAGGGTACTTGCGCGAGCGCGTCCGAAAATACGGTCGAATCAACCGTGCCGTCCGGCCAGGTTTGCGTGATGAGCGCGCGCTCGAACAGGATCCCCCAATCGGAAGCCGATACCTCGATGCGGACGTGCGGCCCTTCGATTTGCCGGTCAATTTTGAGCACGTACCCGCCGAACAGCAATTGCGAGGTATCGGCATCTTGAACGATCACTTCCTGCCACTCTTGAATTTGCCACTCGTACATGAAAGAGGCTTGCGAATAGAGCGCGTGATCGTAGCGCGCCTCGCCGTACTTTTGTAGCAGCGAAATCTTGCAGGTCGATATGGCCTCGGTTGAATCCTGATCCACCGCAAAGCCGTCGATGAGCGCGAAACTGCTCGAATCGTGCCCGCCGAAGTAGGCGCGGATCTTCACGCGAAGGCCCCTTGCGCCCGAAGCGCGGCGCCGATCGCGTCCGCGGTTGCCGCCGGCGATTGCGCGCCCGATACGTAGATATTCACGGCCGGCTTTTGCCCGGCGAGCAAATCGCGGATATCGGCGAGCAAGCGCGTGTTATCACGCGCGATCGCACCATTTTGCAGAGTGTTATTGCTGATTTCATCGAATCGCGTTTGCGCCGCGGACGCCTTCAACCCCATGTCATGAAAATCATTGTGCAGAGGCGAAAGCCAATCGATCAACTTCAGATTGAGCCCGTCTAATTGGCCTTGCACCCATTGCGTGTTTTCCTGAATCTTAAACAACACGCCGAGTATGCCGCCGTCCGCGCGTTCGCCGACGTACATCATCGTGTACCGAGTATTGTGCTCGATCGCGTTTAAACTCGTCTCCTGATGCGCGGCTTGAAACACCCCGATCACGCCCGTTACCGCAGAGACCACGCCCGAGACCATGCCGACCAGGCTAGTAACGCCCGCGCTCAGGATGCCGCCGGCTGCGCTCGCGGCGCCGCCGCCGGCTTGCGCCGCGCCACCGGCCGCATCCGCCGCGCCGCCCGCCACGTCGGCCGCGGTCGATACGCCTTTGCCGAACAATTTGCCGAACGCGGTACCGATACCTTCGAGCGCGTCTTTAATCCCGCCGAAACCCTTGCCGCCGAGCAAATCGGCGATCGTGTTTTTGATGAAATCCTCTACCGCGGTTTTCATCGGGTCCACAAACAAATGCAAGGCATCTTCGCCGATATTGGTAAACAGGGTTTTCATCGTGGCGCCGAGCGATAAATCGCCTTTGGAAAGCTTGCCGATAATCTCGTCTACCGCGCCCCCGATATCGGTTTTGATCTGGTCGAAAGCCTTGTTGTTTTTTAAGGTGGTCAATCCGGTATCGACCGTGGTAACCGAGCCCGAGAAATCGCCCATGGCGGTTTTTGCGGCTTGCAATTGAGTGCTGAGTGTCTGTAATTCGCCCTCATACGATTCGCCCGAGTTATACACCGCGTCGATTTCCGCTTTGAGCGCAACCACCGCGGCCTTTTGCTTGTCATACTCGGTTGCCATCGGGTTATTCAGAACCGCCTGGTACGCGGCTTGCGCGGCCGCGGCCGTTTTCGCGCCCGTTTCCTCCGATTTGATGCCGAGCTGCTTTGCCGCTTCGGTCCCAAGGTCAACGGCCGTCTTATAGTCGCCGAGCGATGTAAGGATTTTCGGCGTTGTGATCGTCGCCTGTTTTTCCCACGCGGCCGTTTGCAGATCCGTTAACGTGGTGAGGGTTTTGGTCGGATCTTGCGCCGCGGCGTATTGGTCCGCGGTCTGTTTGAGCGCGGGTTGCAGTTTGTTCAATTGCTGCAAAATATCGTCGTGCGCCTTTTGCAGGTCTTTATACTGCAACATCAGCAAGCCGGCTTCGGCTTTGAGTGGCTTGAAATTGTCGGCCGCGGCTTTCGCCTTTTTCCCGGTATTCTCGATCGCCGGCGCCAGCTTGCCGTGTTGCTCGGCTGCGGTTTTCGCCTGGTCACCGCTCGCCGCCACGGCTTTAGCATGATCCTCGATTTTCGGTTGCGCTTTTTTCGCGTCATCGCCCGAATCGCCGAAGATTTTGCCGAGCGCCTTGAAGATGGCATCGGCCGTATCTTTCAGCCCGCCCCAAATCGCGGCGAGCGCCTTTGCGATCGCGTCCCACGTATCGGTAAACGCCTTTTTGATCGGATCCCAAAACGGTAGCAGGTAAGCCGCGATGCCATCGAAGATACTGAGCGCGGCTTTGATGCCGTCCCATGTGCCGGAAACCGCGGTCTTGATTGCTTCCCATACCGCCGACCAGGCCGTCTTTACCGCGTCCCAAATCGCCGACACGATCGACACCTCGGCGTCCCAGTACGCCGACCATGCCGCCACCGCGGTATCCCATACGGTTTGCAAGGCGCCCGTGATTGCGGTCCATGCCGCCGACCATGCGGTCTGTACCGCGTCCCATGTAGCGCCGAACGGCCCCATAAACGCATCCCAAACCGCGGTTGCCGCGGCGGTGATCGAATTCCACGCGGTTTCAAGCGCAGTTTGAATGGTAGTCCAGACACCCGACCATGCCGCCGAAATCGTGTCCCATGCCGTCGCGAGCGATGTTTTGATCGTGTCCCAGTTCTGATAGACCCATACGCCGAGCGCCACCAAAGCCGCCACCACGCCCGCGATTGCGAGCGCCCAACCGCCGAGCCCGAGTATGGAGGTACCGAAAAATCCGGCAAGCGAGGTCAAGCCCGGCATCAACGTGCCGATCGCCGTCATAAACGCGCCGAGCCCAAGCACTATTGGCCCGATCGCCGCGGCGAGCGCGCCGAACGTGATAACCGCATCCTGAATCGGCGCCGGCAATCCACCGAACCAACTCAGGAATTCCGTACCCTTGTTGACCAGCGCGGTAAGGCCGGCCACTACCGCGTTGAAGGCCGGCGCGAGCGTTTGCCCGAGCTGTATTGCCGCGGTTTCTACCGAACCCTTCAACTGCTCCATGCCGAAGCCGATACCCTGGTTGAGTTGATCGGCCATCTTTTGCGCGGCGCCCTCGGAATCCTGCATGGATTTGGTCATTTGATCGAGCGCCGGCCCGGCATTGTCTTTCAATACGCTCGCGGCCGTGGCGCCCTCGCGGCCGAAGATATTGAACATATCGGCCGTGGTTGCGCCCGATTCCTTCAGTTGAAGCATGATGTCGTTTAGCGGCATCAGCTTCCCGCTCGAATCCGTTGCATTGACCCCGAGCGCGGCGAGGGTATCGCCGGCCTTTTTGCTCGGCGCCTCTAGACTCGCGATCATGCCGCGTAAAGACGTGCCGGCCTTTGTCGCCTCGATGCCGTTATTGCTTAAGACCGCGAGCGTACCTACCGTTTCCTCTAACGACAGGCCGGCCGATTTCGCGATCGGCGCCACGTAGTTGAGCGATGAGCCCAACTCTTTCACGCCGGCCGCGGATTGCGCGGCGCCGGCCGCGAGCACATCGGCCACTTTTCCCGAATCGCTCGATTGCAAACCGAATTGTGCAATCGTGTTGGTCGCAATCGTGGACGCCTCGGCGAGCGAGGTTTGCCCGGCCGCGGCGAGCGCCAGTACGCCCGGCATCGTACTCATAATTTGCGTGGCGTTCTGCCCCTTTGCGGCCAGCTCGCCCATCGCATCCGCGGCTTGTTGCGCCGAAAACTGCGTATCCGCGCCCCATTTGATCGCGGCATCTTGCAGGGTCTTGAAATCCGCGCCCGTGATATCGCCGAGCGCGGATACTTTATTCATGCTCGCTTCAAACTTGCCGGCCGCATCGAGCGATGCCGCGGCCATGCCGACCAATGGCAAGGTAATGCCGGCGGTGAGCGCGCCCCCAACCGCCATGAATTGCTGCCCGACTTGCGCCAGGCCGTCCCATTTCGCCTTTTGCTGGTCGATCATCGCGGCCGAATCGTCGCCGAACTTTTGCAGTACGGCCGCGGCCTCGGCCGTCCGCGCCTCGATTTCAACGATGAGTGTTCCGAGAGAAAAGGCGCCCGCGCTCATTGCGTCATCCCTTTGTTTTTGCGCTTGTCATTGATTTTCATGCCGGCCGCGCGAAACGCGGCGAGCACCTCGCCGCCGGTGAGCGGTTCGCGCTCGGCCCGCTCGGCCGCGGCGCGCGCCCGCGCGGCCGCAATCTCGGCGCCATTCGCCATATACCGGATCGGCTCATAACGGCCGCGCTTGCTATTGACCGCTACCAGCATTGCCACGATGCGCGCGGATTGCCAATCCGCGGTTTGCGTGCGCGCATCGATCGCGGCTACCAGGTGATCGAGTTCGGCCAGGGTTAGCCGGCCGAATTCGTCAATGGTGACTCCGCATTCGACGCGGACGGTTGCCCACAATCGCCCCCACCAGGCAACGGTGCCCCGTTTGCCGGCGCCGGCGCGAGCATCGCCGCCGGCGCGATAGGGTTTGCCGGCACGTTCGGCAAGGTTTTCTGAAACGCGCTCATGATCGCCGGCAACAGCTCGCCCCAATCGGTAAGCCCGAACATGCGCGCCACCTGGTCCCGCGTAATGGTCGGTTGCACATCGACCAGGCCCGCCCAAACGATATCCCGCACTTTCGCCCAAATGCCCGGCGCCGGCCGCGGCACGCCGTCCGCGCTTTGCCCGCCCAATTGCGTGAGCTGTTCGCCCAACGTCCGCAAGTCAAACAGCAAATCGCCGTTGCATACCTCGGCGTACCGGATAAACGCGTACGCGCGGTACCGCAAGACCAGATCGGCCCCGTCCAGCTTGACTGTGACCGCGGCCGATACGATGTTTTCCCGTTCTTCACTCACAATGCGCCCCCAATCAAAAGACAATGCGGCCGCGAGCGCGCCCGGCGCGAGCGCGGCCGCGCGGTTCTTTTTACGCGGCCTTTTGCAACGGCGGTTCCGCTATGGTCGGAGTCGGCAAGGCATCGACTAAATCGATATCGCCGGTAACGCGGAATGTGGGTTGCACGGTTTGCGGATCATCCGGATTGAGAGCACCGAAACTCCAATCGCGGATGAACGCCTGAAACGTCATAAACTCGGTACCACCCGTGCCCGAGCTGTTCATCTTGACCGCGCAATCGCGCACCTCGCCCGATTGGAACAGGCCCCACAGGCCATCGGCCGAGTCGTCATGGGTTGCAAGCGCCGGATCGTACATCACGGTCAATTGACACTCGCCAGGATCCTTGAAGCCCTGAATATACTGGCGCGTCGCGCCCGCATCGAGCGTGGTCACTTCCACCTCATCGGCTTTGATATCGATGTTGCCGACTTCCTTCACTTGCCCGATCGGAACGTATGCCGGCGTCGCACCGCTCGAAACGATATAAAACGCCGCACCTTTCCCCGTAAATTTGCTCACGATTATTCTCCTTTGTTTTAAACAGTTTAATGCGATATGATTAAACTGTATGGGTAATCACAGCAATCATCCGACCGCACCTATTGAAAAGCGATTTTGGTCGAAAGTCGCAAAAACTAAACGAAACGAATGTTGGTGGTGGAAGGCTTCCATTGATGTCAACGGATACGGCCAATTCGGCATGTCGAAATTTAATAGCGTCGGCAATAAGGTCTGGACCATGGCGAAGGCGCACCGCGTCGCGTGGATTCTCACGCATGGCGAAATCCCGCCTGGCATGTTCCTATGCCATTCCTGCGATATGCCACGATGCGTCAATCCATCGCACCTGTTCCTAGGCACCCAAACAGACAACATGCAGGATTGCGTTTCCAAAGGCCGGCACGGCTTCGGCCGAGTCGGACAGCCGATTTATTACAACATCACGCGCGTTCGCAAAATCATCGCGGCGTACAAAGCCGGCGTACGGATTAAAAAGATCAGCCAGCTTCATGAAATCAGCCCGACATATTTGACCCGCGTTTTGAAGCGCCACAAGATTCCCTTGCAGGAAAAGCGAATGTCCAAACTGACCGCCATTGAAATTCAACAAATCCGCGATCTATACGCATCCGGCACGATCAGTCAACGAAAACTCGGCGAGCGTTTCGGTGTTACCGGATCAAACATCAGTTGCATCATTCGCGGCCACAGTTGGCCCGAATTGCCCGTCAATCCGAACGTTACTATTCACCAGAAGCGCCGCCACCGCAAATTGACTATCGCGGATGTTCGCGAAATCCATCGCTTGTGGGAATCCGGCATCACCCAAACGGAAATCGGCGTCCGATTCGGAGTTCATAATTCGACGGTCAATCATGCGATTCACAAACGGAAAACGGACTAACTCTCGAACGTCATCACGCGGAAGCGTACAATCCCGTGCCGGGTACGGCCGTCGATTTCACGCAAGGTTTGTGCCTGGAAAAACCGCATCGCTACCATTACCCAATCGATACCCGGAAACGGCAGCTTTTGATCGTGCAATGTCCGTACCACCGTGTCCATGAGTGTTTGGCATTCGTTCATGCCGAGCGCGCGGCTCCAAATGTGTATCGCCAGCTCAAAATCGGCGCCATGGTTGGCGAGCGTATCGGCCGGCTCGCCGATGAATTCGCCGATCGTGCAATAGGGAAACGCCTGATTCGCTCCCGCCTGATCCACCACTTGCACCGAACCGAGCGCCGGTTGGAGTGCATGAAAAATCGCTTTTTGCACGTCCGCCATGGGCAACGCGATTACAGGTTTTGCCATTTCCACCCCAATAGCACGCGGGTCCAGAATCGATACCAGGCCCCCGGCCGCGGCCGCGGCATTTCGAGCAGCCGGCCGTTGATCCAGAGCACCGAGCGCGGCGCCGCCTCGATCGGCCCGGCCTCGGGCGCGATCGGCGCCGCGGCCGGCTCCGGATCGTCCAACGTGCGGAAAGGGTCTTTCCGTTTCATGCCGCCGGCAATACCTTTTTGAGACCGTTGTAAATCGCCACTTTCACGCGGTGCAAGTGATTACCCGATTCCGCGGCCACGGCCGGCCGGAAGTACGGCCGCTCGGGCGTACCGCGTTCACTGATGCGCCTGGCGATCGGAAACGCGGCCGATTCCGGTATACCCTTGCGGCCGCACCACGCGCGGATTTTATCCAGCGGCGGAAAATGCGGCGCCGTCCCGAATTCGATGTAAGGCGCATGTTTTGCGGTAAAGACCGCCGCCGCCGCGTTACCTTTGCCGTACCGCACATCGGCCGAATCGTACAGCTCGGCCGTGTCGTATGCGTCGATTTGCAAGAGATTCGCGAGCGCAAGCGTAATGATCGCCTCGGCCGTTTCGACGTTTGCCTCTTGCGCCGAATCCTCGAACGAATCCGCCGCCGCGCGCGAGTTGCGCTTGATATCGATGCCGCCCGAGACGCGCGCCCGCAATAAACCCATTACGGCCGGCCTTGCTCCTGCGCCCGCGCCGCCGCCCGCGCCTGTTCGGCGAGCAGATCGAGGCAACGGCCGCAATAGAGTTGCGGCCCCGGCGGAACCGCAATCCAGATTTCATGCCCGCAATTGAGCCGGACGATATAGCCCAAATCATCCGGCTTCGATCGCAGAACTTTTCGCATCCGCGCAAGCGATTCATCGACCGCGGGCGCCGCCGCGGCCGGCTTGCCGTTCCAATTCATAATTGCGCCCCCGCCTCGCGGCGCGTGCAGCTCAACTCTAGCCAGGCGTCGCCGGCATCATCCAGATTTTTCAGGCCCGTGATATCGAGCAGCACATCGCGCCACATCACCCGGTAATTAATCGTTAGCCAGTCCTGATAGCGGATCGTAATGGTATGGGACACGCGCGCCGCGAGCTGCTCGCCCGAGTACACCGTCGCCGCGCCCGCGATCGTGACTTTTGCCGGCGTGTCGGCGACCAGGCCCGCCGGCACGGTTTCAACAAAACCGCCGGCGCCATCCTGCGCCAGGTCGGGCAGGAAAACCGCGATCCACTCTTTCAGCTCGCCGGCCGTCATGCCGACTCCCGAAATAGCGAGCCTTGCGTTTGCTCATCCATCATCGCTTCATAGGCTTCGGCCGTCACGCGCCACACCGTTGCGTCCGGCTTGCGCCAATAGAGCCGCAATTGCCCCGATTCATCATTACGCCAGTGACTCATCCATCCGGCCTTTGCAAGCGCGATCGTCATTGCCTTGTATTGCCCGTCGTAATCCACTGGAACCCCCCGCGCGTTGAGCGCCAGGCGCCGCCGTCCCGTCCACATCCGCGCCCATTCGAGCGGCAAACCATCGTACTTCGCCGGATCGGCCAGAATCACCGCGGCCGCTTCGGCATCGGTAGTAAACGATACCAGGCCGGCCGCGCGCGCCGATCGCCGCCGCGCCGCCACGATGAACTTGTTACGCCCGGCTGGCTTTGCCACTCAGTTATTCCGCGCCGCATCCACCCGCCGGCGCGTTTCCATGTTTTCGCGCTCGATCGTCGCGAGCGCCGGTTGCGCCTCGGCCATCGTGGTGTACCGGGTTGCCGCATCTTCGATCCGCAACTCATCCGATCCGCAAATCCCACAGTAGGCTTGCACCATGCCGAGCCGGCTTGCGTTTTGCACCATCAGCGAATGCCGCACCTCGGGCGCGCCGTCCTGACTCAGGTACGCCACGGCTACGATCGTGTGCCGCGCCGGGCAGAGCAATTGCACGATGCGGACGCGCGGCCCCGTCATCCTGCCACCTCGATCTGGTACGGGCGCCATAGATCTTGCACCATGCGCGGAAGCGTGATGCCGGCATCGGCCCGGTATTTGGTTTCGCGCGAGCCGTTGCGCGATTCGTAGAGCAGCGTGGCGTACTCGTAAATCCCCTCGCGAATCGCATCCGGCACCGCTTCGGGTTGATCGCCGTACCCGGCCACCCATGTAACCACTGTCCGATCGCCCGGCGCCGCGGCGAGCGTGATCGTATTCCAGCCGTCGAAATCCCACTCGGCCGGATCGAGCGCGGCCCCGGCCGGCGATTCGACCGAAGTGATGGACTGCACCCGGCCGCGCGGCAATTCGATAAGCGCCGCGGTCGGCGAATCGGATTCGGGAATATACAAACCGGCGAGCGTTTGCGTAATCAATGCGCGCCGCATGTATTGCTCGGCGCGCATCGTTGCCGCATTCAGCTCGCGCGTAATCAGCTCCGGTTGCCGATCGACCGTAAGCCCGTTCAAGCGCGCGTGATCGGTAAATTCCTCGGGTGTTACCGGCAATACGTCCGGCGCCTCGATGAGCTGCAAATCGAGAAATCGCATCTACTTGTTCTCCGGTACGTCGAATTGCTTGTTGAGGCGCGTCCGCTTCGGCTTGCGCTTCGGTGGTGGATCGGGCGCCGGCTTCGGCTTCGGCTCGGGATTCTCTTTCGCCGCCAGGTATTCCCGCACCCAATCGTTGACCCCGCCGGCCGCGGCCAGCTCGCGGGCACGATCGGCGCCGAATGTCCGCGCGCATTCGCGCAATACCACATACTCGATCGGCGTCATATGTCATCATCCTCGGGAAAATAGACCGAATGTTCCTCGGCCATATCCGCCTGATCGCGCAAGCTTCCATCGGCCGTGCAATAGAGATTGCCGGCCAGCGTGGCGTACGCGCGCGTCGGCCCGGCCGCGGTATCGGCCAGGTCGAAACAGATTTCACGCCCGCAATCCGGACACGTTTCGCGGCCGTTGAGGTCCGAGCACATCTGGCACATTAAACAAATCGAGCCAGGCGCCCCCTATCGAGCGCCTGGTGCCCGTTATGTTTTACTCTCAAGCTCCCCCGAGCATCGAGGCATAACGGGAAATTGGCGAAGCTACAATCTAGCGGCCGCGGCCGGCCCGCCGTTTCGGCTTTGCCGCCTCGGAGGCGAGCGGCTCACCTGTTTTGCGGTCGGGCGCCGCCGCGGCCGTCTCGCCGCGCGCCGTATCGTGCTGCCGATCGAACCCGCGGCGCGCCATCTCGGTTAATGCCGGCGTTTGCCCGATGCGTTTGGCGATATCTTCCGCCAATGCGCGAGCGAACAAAAACGCGCCCCGGTCATCCGCCGCGGCCGGATGCCGCAAGGCGAGCTGCAACGCGCTCAACAAATAAAACGCCTCGGACGGGCGAAACACAAACGGCATCGCCGCGCCGTCGTTTTCAAGCGCGATCAAATCCTCTACCGCCTGGCGCATCAATTCGTCATCGGACATGCTTACCCGCCCATTCTATGCGCGGCGCCGCCGGCCGCGATCGGCGAGCGGCGCCCGTTTGGTGTGTTTAGAGCCGCTTGCCCTGCCGCGGGGATTCGCCCTCGGCGCCCTCGGCCGTCAGCAGCGAGCCCGCCGGCACCACGCCTTTGAGAAGCGCGAGCGGCTGGTAAATGCAGAGCGCAAGCCGTTCCTCGATCAAAACCGTATACATGTTTTTGATGAAATCGTCTTCGTTCTGATTTGCCACTTGAACGAAAACGTCTTCACGATCGAGGATTTGCGTATGACCGGCAAAGGCGCCGACCAGGAAGGTACCCGCGGCCATGTTCGCGGATTGCGCCACGCGCGTGCCCCATATGCGCCCGCCCACCGTATAATCGAGCGGATTCGCAAACAGGTAATTGCCTTGCGCGTTTTTGAGCAATGCCACGTGCCCCCAATCGGCCGGATTGGTTACCGTGCCATCGGCCGCAAAGCCGGCCGCGGCGAGCTGAAAGATTGCCGTGCCGATCGCGTCAACAAGATTGGAGCCCGTCGCCGCCGGCGCGGTTGCCGCCGCCGCGTTTTTCACCAGCCCGTCAAGATTGGGCGCCGTTCCGTTGCCGTTGAGCAATTGGTTATCCTCGGCGAGCTGTACGCCGTAAATGCCGTTATTTTCGAGTTGCGACAGTACGAACGGCAAATCGTCCGCGGTCTGATCGCTGATTTTGAAGTAATGCGCGATCGTGCGGACGTTCGAGGTGATCACCGTGAACGTCTTATCCGATTTCGGTTTCGCGGCGGCCTCGGCCACGGGCGCCGCGTTATTGGTGAATGAACTTTCGCGCACGAATTCGACGGCGCCGGCCGTGGTGCGGCCCTGCGGAATGAGCGAGCGCACCCCGAACGGCAAGCGCGGCCCGATCGCCACGCCCGGCAGGATTTGCGGCAACAAAAGCGAAAGGCCGGTAATATCCTTGCGCTCGAACATGCCGCCGATCGGCCCTTTCACCTGTACCGAAGCCGAGCCGCGGCCGCTCGATTTAAAAAGCGCCACGATGCCGGGATCTTCGATCACCTGTTCGCCGATCGATTTCGGCGCCTGGTGTTTCCACGGTTCGGCTTTGAGCGCGGCGTCGATCGCGTCCATGCGTTTCTGATACTCGTTTTGGATGCGATCGTGCAGCTTGACCACATCTTCGGTCAGCTTTTCGAGCCGCTCTTTGGTTTCGCTCGCCATCTTGCCGTTAGCGGCAATCTCTTTTGACGCCTGTTCGTAATTCGCCTTGTAAGCGCCCAGAGCTTTCATCAGCTCGTCTTTACTTTCCAAATCCAGCATGATGCCGGTAGCAGACATAAAAACTCCTTTTATAGAGAATTGAGGAAAATTGCCTTGCGTACTTCGGCGGAACAATCCGCCCGCACGCGCCCGCCCTCATCCCCGCCCGCATCGCGCAAGGCAGACATGTGGAAAATGAGCCGCTTGGCTTCATTTACGCTGAAACCCGCATCGCGCAAGGCTTCCTCGATTTCAATAACCGTCATCACTTCGGCCTTCACGCGGCCGATGCGCGCCCGCTGATTCATCGGCACGGGCGCGATCGAATACTCGTAAATGTTCAGGTCTTTCAGCCGCCGGACGTTGGTTGCTTCATCCCACTCGGCGCCGTTTTTGCGGATGCCGTACCCGATGCTCAATCCGAGTTTCTGCCCGAGCCGCGCGGCGTGTTTCGCGCTCGCGTATGCCGCGGCGCCCAACGGCGAATCGAGCGTAAACTCGCCGGCCACCAATAGCCCGCGCTTGTCTTCCTCGGCTTTGGTGTTGAACCCGATGAGCTTATCCTGGCGATGCGCCATGAGTATCGGCCATTCGCCGCCGGTTTCCTTGATCGTGTGAACGAACGCGCCCGGCTCAATCTTATCGCCGCCCAAATCGACGTTGCCGATTACCGCGGCGTGCCCCTCGAACGTGCCCGCATCGGTTACCGTTTTGAGTTCGAGCCCGCAAGCCCAAACTTTCGCTTCCTGTTCGATTACCTCGGACATGGTTGCACTCCTTTTTAGAGCATCATTAGGGACACGATCACATCGGCATCGGTTGCCGCGGTGCCGTCCGTTACCGTGACGAGCACATCGTTTGCGGTCGGATCATGGGCATACGCGGATATATGCGTGCCGGCCACCGCGGCGATCGAGACATGCGCGATCGGAATGTAATCGGTTCGCGCCAGGCGATGCGTGATCTTGTATTGGCCGGCCGAAAGCCGCACCGCGTCCCAACCCACGGGACCGGTAAGAAACGTGCCATCGGCCTTAATCACGCACGGGCAGGATACGCTACAGCGCGAGGGATTGTAGGTAGTTTGAGCGGTCATGTCTTACTCCTAATTTTTGGGCGCGTTCGGATCGAATTCTAAGGTGCGTTGCCGCTCGGCCGGCGTCATATCATCCTCGCGATGCACCTCGCCGGTATCCGGCCGGACAATGATTTTCCGGCCCGGCCGCGGTTGGTCGTAAATGACTCCGCACTCCATATCCCGCATTTCGTAGCCGTTCTGATACTTTTCGGCGAATGAATCGGCCGCGGCGTTTGCCGCCTTGATCGATTGCGCCAGCTCGCCGGTTAGCAGCTTTTTTTGTTGATCGAGTTCAAACGCGCGCCGGACTTCGGCCGCGAGCCGCTCGGCCAGCTCGCGCTTTTCGGCTGCGGTGAATTGGTATCGGACAGTTTCGGTCGATTTCGCGTTGATCGTCATGGCGCCAATCCAAATCGATACATCAGGAAAAGGCATGCGAGCATCACCAGCAAAAACCAAACGCCTTTCATGCCGCCCTCCGTCGCCGCGCCGGCCGCGCAGGCACGGGTTTCGCCGCGCGCTCGAACCGCATCGCGCACCGGCAATTGATTGTTTCCGCCGGAGGAGCCGCCGAGGCGTCGCCCGGAAATTGCAACGGATACCCGCCGATACTGAACGGCTCGTCTAACAGGCGCCGTTGCCCCTCGGCCGCGATGTGGGAATCGCGCGCGCGCCCGTCCGGAGTATGGATCCAGACTTTGTAGAGCGGTATCTGCGTTTCCTCGGCCGCGGTCAGCACGCCGAAATTGCCGGCCGCATGGACTTCGGTGCGGGCGATGGTTTTTGCCCGCGCCGGCGATACCGAGCGGTAGTGCTTGCGGATGCGCGCGGCGATCTGTTTTTGGCTTTCGCCTTTTTTGATGCCGATGCGGATTTGATCGGCGATGCCGGCGCGCGACTTCGCCGATAGTTGCGCGGCGCGCTCGGCGCCGTATTTCCCCAAGTACCGCACCGTCGCCTGGTAGAACGGATCGGCCGCGGCTTTCGGTAGCCACGGCTCGGCGAGCTGTGCCGCGGCCGGCGCGATCGCGAGCCACAGCGTGTTGATGTAAGTGCGCCAGGCCGGCTCCGACACCGCGGCGAGCGCGGCTTGCTCATGGTTCGCCTGGTCGGGCGATTCGTACGCATCCGCGGCCCGCGCGCCCTCGGCCAGCAATAGCCGCTCGGCCCGCGCCGCCCACCGCACCGATTCGCGCGCGACAAACGCGTCCAATTGATTCCAGGCGCGCGCCGATGCCGCGCTCGCGGCCGGCGCCGCGGCCTTGCCGATCGCCGTTGCCATGCCCGCTACCATATCAATGCATCCTGTATCGGCTCGGCGTCGCTATGCTCGGCGAGCGGTAACATGTTTTGCCGCAACCGCTCGATCGCGATATCGCAATACCTCTGCTCGATTTCGATTCCGATCGCGCGCCGCCCGAGCTGTTTTGCCGCCACCAGCGTCGTGCCCGATCCCATAAACGGATCGAGGATTAGCTCGCAATCGTCCGGCGCGTGTTGAAGCGCCCACTTCATCACCGCGAGCGGCTTTTGCGTCGGGTGAAACCGCGCCTCGTTCCCGACACGCAGCATTCCATGCCACTGATGCACGATGCGCCGTACGGCCTTATCCAGATTCGTCCACGCCAGCTCACAATCGGCGTATGTGTTATCGCCGTTTGCCTTATCCCAAACCAGCCAGCACGAAGACGGCCCGAGCGCGAAGAAGTTTCCGCCCCAAATAATCTGGAATCTCGCTACCTCGCACAATAGACCAAACAGCCATGCGGCCGGTGGTGACTGATCCCAGTTCGATTTGCCATAATCCCGGCTTAAGCAACGCGCGTTTCGGCCTTGCGTATTCGCCCTCTGGGATTGCCGCATATCGGCCCCTATCCCATATGGGGGATCGGTCAAAACCAGATCGACTTGCGCCAATTGCGGCAAGATGGCGCGGCAATCCGCGCAATAGATCGCGATGCCGGCTTCTTCGTAATACGGCGCTACCATATTCCCCACTTGCGCGATGCCGGCGCCGTTGCCGAGCGGTAACGAACGCTCGCGAACGAAAGCCGGTATTGCTGCGAATAGTTTTTGCCCGAGTAATCCGCCCCATCGCCCGGCGCGGTCAACACGCCGTCTTCAAACGCGCGGTCGGATCGGTCCTGATATTGGGTTTCGCCCGTGATCGACCACAGCCAGGAATACGCGAAGTTAATCAGCAGATTGAGCGATGAGTAGTACGGTTGGTCGCCCGTGAGTACAAACGATGGCAGGTAATACGGCCAGGCGTTTTTGTTGGTCACGATGCCGTAGAACGGCCACAGGTAATCCGCGACGCGCTTGACTACCACGGGAATGCGCGGATCGCCGTAACCTGGACATGCCGGCGCCGCGTAACAGGAAATCAGGCTTTCAAACCACAGCCCGACCATAAACGGCTGCAACTCGATCGCGCCCGACAGAAACTGATCCGCGCGCCCGAGCGAAATCTGGTACCACTTTTCGAGGTACGCGGCGCGCGTGCCGTCCGCGATCACCGCGGTATCGATCAAATCGGCTTCGAGCCGATAGGATAGCTCGCGGACAAACGTGGTGCCGATGAGCGCGCCCTCTTTCGGCGTCGCATACGCCGCGTTGCGGAGTTTGAGCAAGGCTTGCTTACTCGCATCATCGCCTTGCTCCAACCAATGCTCGGCGAGCCCGTGCGGAAACACGCGGTACCCGGTCAAACTCGATAGCCCGTTCACATAATCGCGGTAACTCTGGTTCTGTGTTTCAATGCAAGGCGTCCATTGCGCGGCGTCGCCCGTCACCTTAAACTCCGTATCCCACGCGCGGACATTGTAAAAGACGCGCGTGCCGTCGTAATACCAGACCGCGCCCTCCCAACCCGGCGAAACCTGCGAGCACCACTTTTGCCCGTACTTGACCATTTGCGATTGCCAGTTTTGCGCGCAAGCCGAGCCATCGCGCCGGCGCGAATACTGCGTTAAACACGGGATTGCGGGATAGACGGCCGGCCGCGCCGTCGCGAACACGGGCGCCGGCTCGATCGCCAGCTCCCACGGTACGGACTTTGGCGTCGCGTTGCGGTAGTTGACGGTAAGCGTATACCTCCCCGGAGGCGTGCGCGCGCTTGTCGCGATGCCGAAATTCGAGGTTCCGCAAGTGGTGGTGCGATACAGGAAGATTTCATTTTTCGATTGGTCCCACTTATAGCTGCACCCGGTTGCGTACTGGTCCGGAATGAGCACCGCGTTTGCCGGCAATCCGCTCACCGTCACATACAGGTACCCGCTATCGGCGCCGGCGAGCAATGTCGCGTTGAAACTGACCCATGCCGTACCGCCGGCGAACACCTGGTGCGAGCCGTTCAGGTTGATTTTGTAATCGAACGCGCCCGCCGGCGCCGCGGCCGTCGTGATGTTCGGGCCCTGCTGGAAACCGTAACTTGCCCGGTTGGCGATCGAGCGCGAGCGCGCCCACATCATCCGGTTGGCGCCAGGATAGCCGAGCGTGACGGTTACGGAGTGCTGCGTCGTGCCGGCCGTGCCGTCGAAAATATCGGTTGCATAGGTCGGGTTGTCATCGCCCGATTTCGCCCAACTCACCAGTGAATCGCTCGCACAATCCGTATCCCACGTAACTGTGGCGCGCGCCGAATCGACCGCGGTAGTGCGGATATTGGTAATTCTCGGATAAGACGTGCACGCCGGCCCGCCCGATTGGGGCGCGGGCGTTTCATGCCGGCATCCGGCAAGCGCGAGCGCGATGCATAACGCGGCGTGGCGTGCCGATAGAGTGCACCGCGCCGCGCCATGCCAGCTTGCGATGCTATTGCAGTTCAGCATATCATTCGCCCGCCGGCGCCGGCGCCGCGGCCGGCTCGGCCGTCACCGATTCGCCGAGCGGTATGTAGTTCGCCGGCGCGTAGAACACATCGCCCGGCGCGGCCGGATCGTACTCCAGATCGGCGCGCGCCTCATTCTGGGTAATCAGCCCGGCTTGCCACAGCTTGACCACGCGGTCGGTAGCCTCGGCCCGCGCGGCCGTGATCGCGTCGAATGAATCCTTGTCGAAATCGAGCGGCGAGCCCAATTCGCGCCCGATGGTTTCGTTCCAGTCGGCGCGGAATTGCAGCAATAGCGGAATCACTGCTTCCATGTAGAGCGCCTGGCGCGATTCGCGGTACGTCGCATACGTCCGCGTGGAGGTATCGCCAATCAATGCCGGGTCCACATGAAACACCGAAGCGATATCGCGCTTGCTCAATATCGATTGCTGCGCGATGCCGGAATCGACGGGTGGAAATCCCATTTGGTGCCATTCCGCGTTTTCGAGAAATAATTCCTCGCCGGCTTGTTTCGAGGCTTTGACGCGCTCGCGCAACTTGGCTACTTGCGCTTCCTCCCAAATCGAATCCTTGTCGGCCTGAATCCAGCCCGGCGAGTAGCCGCGTTGCATGATGCGTTTGAATAGCGCGGCGCCTTCGTTCGCCATATCGACGGCGAGCAATGCCGCGGTCAACGGCGCCATGCCGTAAATCGGATCGAGCGGATTGAAAAGTTTCGATTGGATCAGATCGCCTTTCGGCCGCTCGGCCGTGTACGGTATCAATTGCCGCGTGCGGCCGTACGGCGAGCGCACTTTCCAGGCTTGCACCACGTCCACCGCGTGCCGCGCGTCATAGTTGATCGGCCAGGCCGATACCGCATCCGGCCGCAAGAGGAATAACATGCTCGGCCGGCCCTGCACGCGCTCTACTTCCCAGTAATCGTTTCCCGAAAGCAGGAGATATGAAACCCACGCCTCGATGAAATCCGGCCCGCCCGCGCGCGTCAAAAGCTTGATCGATTCGGCCGGCGATACGGCCTTCAGAAAGTTCGTTCGCGCTTGCGCGTCCGGCAGGATATCGAGCCCGGCGAACGATCCGCCGATCGCCTTGTATCGATCCTCCGCGCTCAACATCGCGCGTTGGTCTTGATTGCCGGTCCACCATTTGACTTGCTTTGCGGCTTGCGCGATGAGCGAAACGCACGCGTACACATCCGAGTTGCGGACGTACCCTTCGGTCACTTGCGGAACGTACGTCCATGGCGTCCACGATGCCGGCGGAAGGCCCGTAACCGTGCCCGTTATCGTGATCGACGGCCGGTTGCCGGCGCCGTCGTTGATGATCGGCACCTCTTTCGGCACGATCGATAGCGCGGCGCTATCGCGGCGCCGGAATCGGGAAATCACGCGATCTAACACCGGCATCGTGGATTACCTTTCATTCTGCAAATGCCACCCGCCGCACCGCGCGCACCGCACCCGCAGCATTGCCCGCGGCGAGCGCGCGCCCGCCGCGCTCGCGTCTTCTTTTGTGGGATAGCGGCGCCGGCCGCGGCATCGCACCACACCCGCGGCCTCGGCTTCCTCGCGCAATTGATCCTGCCACCCGAGCGCGCGCATCCAATCGTCACTTTTGCGCGGCGCGTCGTTTTCGAGTTCGGGATTCATTTCACTTCCGCCAATTCGCGCCGAGCCAAACGGATATGCTCCATAGCTTTGAGCAAATGCCGGCAATCGCGCGTTTCACTCGAATCTGCCTGTTTGTTCACGCCGATGATTCTCGCAATCACGTCTGCTATGGATTCCAGTTGCGGTTCATATCGCACCGCGGCATAAGCATTCAAGACTTTGGCCTGATACTTTTTTGGAAGGGCTCGCGGTTCGACATACGCTACTGCCGTTTCCCCGAGACACGAACGAAGTACCTCATATATCCGATATGTTTCGGAAGCGTCCAATACATCAGTAAGTGGACCTATGCCGCGCTTCCAGAAATCCTGCGCTTGCTCGCGCGTCATTTCTGTACATACCGGACAAGTAATCATCGCGCCAGGTCCGCGAGCGCCCAACAAAACAGGCCGAGCCCGAGCAGGTTCACGCGGCCCGCCGGCACGCCGACCGCGGCGCCCGCGAAACACGCCACCGCGATAATCAGCAAAAGCATCCGAAGCGTAATCATGTAACCCCCTTATGGCCAGGTGATCGGCTGCACGCGCCTTTCCTCATGCACCCGAAGCGCGAGCTCTGTCCGATTTTGGACGCCCTCTTTCCGGTACACCCGAAACAGGTACTCTTTCACGGTCCCAACGGACAGATGCAGCGAGCACGCGATTTCCTTATTCGTTTTCGCTTGCGCGATCAGCTCGGCGATTTCGCGCTCGCGCCGACTGAGGTGCATTCCCTTTTTTCCTCGGCCGCGCGCAACGCGAGCTGCAAACGCGTGGCGCCGGTCTTTTGATAGAGATACGAAAGGTATTTCCCCACCGTGCCCGGCGCCAATTGCAGCCGATCCGCAATCGCGCGGTTGGGCAGGCCTTCGGCCAGCAAATCGACCAATTGCCGCTCGCGTGTGGTCAGCTCGCGCGCGCTCATTTGCCGTCCGGTTTCCTCATCTCGATGCCGGCCGCGAGCGCGATTTCGAGACGCGTATCCCCGAGCACCTCGAAATAGAGCGTTGCCGGCACGCCGGCCGCAAGATCGATCACCACGCGCCGGCAATTCGCCGGCACCACGCCCGCATCGACCAGGCGCCGTATGATCGCATCCGCCGCCACGATGCGCGGCCGTTCCTCACTCATCGAAAAACCGTTTATTCATTTGCCTTTTTCGCGCTCGATCGTATCGGCGATAAACGCGTTTAACGGCTCGGCGATCACCGCCAGCAAAAAATCTTCGATATCGTCCAGATCAACGCTCGCCGGCCGCGGATCGAGTTTGTTCACCCACTCGGAAAACCGATAGGCGAGCGCGTCCAACAATTCCGCATCAGTCAATCGGCTCATATCGACAACACGCGGCCCTCGCGCTTCGGCCGAAGCATCAGGTAAGAAAAACCCCAGACAAGCGCGTCCACGCGGTTCGGCGACTTGCCCAACGCGCCCGGCACAAAGTTGCATTGCTCATCCTCGAGCGCCTTGAACCCGCCCACATGATGAATCTTGCCTTGTTCGTAAAGTGCCGCGATCGGCTCGGCGCGCGTCACTTTGCCGCGCGAGGCGCGCACGGCTTCAAACGCGATATTGGCGCGTACCGTGCGGATTACCTTTTCGACCAGGTCACCGCCGTTATTCACCTCGGCGATAATTTTGTCGCCCTCGATCGCATCGAAGCGCGATACCGCACGATGCGCCCATACGGAAGCGTCATAGACGCCCGAGTCATCCGCGAGTAAGTAGCCGTGTCCATCGGTGCCGAGCCCGCACGCCACGATGCCGCATTCATCCGAATCCGGCCCGGCCGTTACACTGGGATCCAGGGCTACGACCACGCGCACCAATTCCGGCGCCGACCGCACCCGCAAGCGTTCGAGTTGCGCCCGTTGCCAGAGCGCCCCCTCGGCTTCCTCTAATAACTCGCCTTCCAGCTCTTGCCGGCCGATGCGCGTGCCGCCGTACACGCGCTCGAATTCGGCGAGCACGGCCGGCGGAAGATTCGCGCGGTTATCGTACGTCCGGCCGCGCGTGAGGATCGTGCCGGCATCGGCGATCAGCTCGTTAAGGAAGCGCATCGGCTTCGGCGTGGTAGTCACTACCACGCGCGGATCGGCGCCCAACCGCAATCCGAATTTGAGGTTATCCCACAGTTCGGTGACCGCGGGATACGTGGCGATCTCATCGCAGTATGCGGCCGAGTGTTGCGGCCCGCGCAACCGTTCGGGTTCTTCGGCCGAATAGCAAAAGGCTTGCGCGCCGTTGCGGAACATCACGCGCCGTTTCGAGGAAAAATACACCGGCCGTTCGGCCGGCGGAAAACAGGCGAGTATGCCGCTTTCGCCCTCGATCATGACATCGCGGACATCGGCCGCGGTCGGCCCGACCAGCGCGATGCGCGCCTCCGGATCCGCGCTCGCGATCGCGCGCACCGCTTCGGCGCCCGTGCGCGTTTTTCCGAATCCGCGGCCGGCGAGGATGAGCCAGTTCCGCCAGGCGTCCGCCGGCATTTGCTGTTCCGGCCGCGCCCACAGGTCCCACGTGTAAAGCAGGGTTTCGGCTTCGGCTTCGGAGAGTTGCGCGGCCACCTGGCGCGCATCTTCGGCCGTGATGCCGTCCGGCAATTCGATCATTGTCGTATGATAACGGTGCTTTCGCGAACGAAAGCGCGGGCGCGCGGCGTGGCGGACTCTCGCAAGGGGTTAATCACGTCCGCGCGTCCCGTTGCTTTCACCGCGCTCGGCAACCCGCCACTGCCTTAAACCCCGTGTAAAAAGGCGTACTGCGTGGCGTCGTGCCGGCTTCGGTCCCTCGGTTAACCGAATTTGCACTCTATCAGGAAATGTCCACAGTCGTGCATCCAACTCCAGAACGGCATCCGCGGGCGCCGGCCCGCGTCAGGATTGCCCGCGGCCGGTACGGCCGGTTGCCCCGCCAGACAATCGAGCACCGCGCCATAAAAAATATCCAGGTCTTCGGACGCGATGAATTTGAACCCGTCGACGTTGCCGCGCCCGTCGCGGGTCGTGTACACCTGATGCGGGACGGCGCCGCCGGATGCGGTACGCGTGCGCCCGCCGCGCTCGGCGTGTTGCGCGGCGAACGGCAAAATGCGCCCGCCGGCTTCGGATTCCTCTACCTGCCCGCGTGCGAGCATACGCGCGAATTGGCGCAAACTGACATGGCGGACAAACCGTCCGCTATCGCCATAAAGTGGAATGTAAGACATTGTGCGATCCGTTTTGTTGGGGAGGATGACAAAAGCATGTATCGGCACACGTGTAGCCCGTGATGTATTCGAGAGGTTCTGACAGACACAAGCCGTTCGAGCGGCGAGCCCTTTTTAGGGAAAGGGAACGGATAGCTTGCGCGCCGGCCGTTACTGCGTCCGATCGCGGATCAGTCTTACCCGTTACCGACTAGGCTGTTACTTGACCGATCGGGAATAGTAGTACCACGGTGTTTTACTGCAATGCAAGCGTAACAAGACAGTGTTTTCACCGTCACCCGTGCGGCATTGCACGCTACTATATCCTGACACCCAACTTATGGGATCACCACGCGCGCGGTGTTTTACCCAGTCCGGTACTTGTCATTTGCAGGGTAACCTTTCACGCGCCCGCGAACGTCACGCCCGCACATACGGTATCAGGTATACTCTATGCCCGTAATGGGGCTCCGTCTCATCATTAGGACACCCGCGCCAGTGTATCCAGTAGAATTCATCGCACGTCCGGCAATAGTCGGGCGCCACGCGCCCGCAAGCCGGACATTCTTCATTCGGCGCCTGTGCCACGCCGAGCAAGCGCGCGACGTGTTCGGGAGCGAGTAACGGCATACGCTCAGTGTACGGAAAACTGATGTTTGCCGTACGCCTTCGGGCGCGCCCGCTCGCGCTTTATTCGCGCGGCCCGGCGCCGGCCGGCCGCGTGGGGTTTTCCGTACACCCGCGGCTCACATCCACAAAAACTCGATCGCGGCCCAATTATTGAGCCGCGGCAAGGATACCTGCAGGTAATAATCGAGCGCCTCGGCGCGCATTTTGGCGAGGCGCGAATGGTAAGCCGGATTGCGCCCGTCCGGATTCGCTTTATCGTCGGCGTCGTTATCCTCGGACGTGTAGTCCCAAACGCGTGTAAACTCGGCGAGCGGTTGCCCGGGTATTACGCCCGCGCGCACGATCCATTGCGCTTTCAGTCCGACCATGCCGGCCATTATAACCTCACACCCACACAAACTCGATCACGGCCCAATTATTGAGCTGCGGCAACGAAACCTGCAGGTAATAATCGAGCGCCTCGGCGCGTGTTTTCGCGAGGCGCGAATGGTACGCCGGATCTTTCTCTCCCTTTTTGGTCGGCCTCATAATCCGCAGACGTGTAGTGCCATGCGCGCGTGAACTTGTCGATTGACTCGCCCGGTATCACGCCGGCGCTAACGGTCCAGTGTGCTTTAAGTGCGACCATGCCGGCCATTATCGCGCGCCCGGCGCCGCTTCGAACGGCCCGTCACAATCGCAGTTCATTTCAGGCTTGCGGCAATGCTTGCAGACAATGAACAGACGCGCCCGCTCGACGCGCCGCTCGCGCTCATCGATCGCGACCAGCGCCAGGCCCATGCGTTCGACAATGCCGGCCGGCGCCAATGTGAGATCCTCGCGCTTGCACGCCTCGGCGATGCGGTTCATCGCGTGCGCGGATCGCGAGCCGGACCACGCCGTCATTCTCCGGTACGGCCGGCACGCCGGCCAGGTCGGCCAGCTCGCGCAAGGCGCCCTCGATTTCCTCATCCGCCGTCATGAGCCCTCCGCGGCGCGCTTTTCGAGCCCGGCGCCGGCCTGGCATTTGCAGAACCAGCAACCATCGTCCGCGACCGCGGCGCGCACGCCGGCGATATCGGACGTGTCGCGCCCGGTCCACCCGCACAGCCCCGAATCCGCGCAAATCCCGCAATTCGGCTTGCCCGCCGGCGCCCCCCGCGATCGCGCGCGATGTGGCGAGGTTCTGTCACCGCGCGCCGGCATCGCATGCGCGGACGCGGCGCGGCGGGTGGCGCGGTAGCGGCCGGCGAGCGCGTCTATGTCGGCCTCGGTATGAATCGCCTGTAGCGTCGCCAACCGGTCGGCCCCGAGCCATTCCATGACCGCGGCCGCATCAATCCCGCGGCGCGCCAGGCCCGCGTAATAGTCCGGCCGTTCTGGTACTGGCGCCGGCTCGGCCCCGGTGGGCACCTGCGCATCACAGACACCGTTGCCGGCCGGCGTATCCGAGCATAGCTCACCGGATGAGCCCGGCTCATCCTCGCCGTACGAATCGTCACCGCCCGGCGCATCCGGCACACTTGCGCCGTACCCTCGCGGCCGTTGCTCGCGGCTCGGTTCGGGAGCTGTCGCCGTTCGCTGATTTTCGCTTGCGCCGGCCGATACCGCCGCAGACGTGCGTTTCCCCACATCCGGCCATGCGGCGTATTCCGCGCTGTTAAGCTTTCCCGTGCGGACGGCATCGCGGACCACGGCCGAACGCCAGAATCCGTACGGGTTGGTCAGGTGTGAATCGACGCGGCCGAGCCGTTTGGCGAATTGCGCCGGCTCGATCTGGAGTGTTGCCAGGGTCCACAGGACCAGGCGCGCCAGCTCCCAATCACCGATGCGGGTCCGGCACACTTCGGAAAGGCCCTCTTGAAAGCCGGCCACGGCCGGATCGGTCGGAGCATCGCCGGTCAACTCGCCTTTGTAGGCCCGGTGCTTGTGTGAATCGGGCGCCTGGCGCCGGTTCTCTACTACGCTTGCTCTTTTTGAAGAAACTTCTTTAGCAGATAACCCGTTGTCAACGCCTTTGGACTTTGCCAGTACCGGGAAAAACTGCAAAACATGTGGGTTAGTGATGCGGTGCAGATTTGTCGAAGCACCTGAACCCTTGCCGCCGCGCCGCTCGCATTCGAGCAAATTCAAGCCGGCCCAAAACCGTATGGCCTCGATCCAGGTACCGCGCGCCATGCGCGCCTTTTTGGCGCCGCCTTCTAAACTCATCCAGGCCGGCTTCCCGTGAGTCGGCGAAACGCGCCGAATCCCCAAGCACACTTGCCGTAAGGCTTTCCAGTGATTCTGAGATACCGCGATCAGCTCGCCCGTTTCCGGATGCGGAATCACGCACGGCATATCCTCGGCCGGCACGTTCAAGCGGCAATGATCGCGCGGGATTATCAGGCGCCCGCCGGCATCAGCGGTCAGTTCAGGCTCGGGATTGTGGCGATTGGTCGGCATTTTTCGGAACTCCGGTACTTGCGGACAATCCCGAAAACGTGCCATGATGAAGCCGACCGTAAAGAGTCGGCCCCGAGTAAGCATGTTTTGGGATTCTGTTGGGACTGAAAATCTGTGGGTTTAGCGGACTTTCCAGATTTTCGGTTTTTTGAATTCAAACAGCTCGGGGCTTTTTCTTTTTCCTCGCGAATTGGCGTGCTTAGTGCCATTTGCCCGAATTGCCTGAATCCGAGCAAAGTTTACCCTACTCCGATACCCGAACGCTATTTTCCCCGTTTTGCCGTACGCCCGCGAGCGCGTCCAAATCCGCGCGCTTGACCCGCCATCGGCCCCATGCGCCATGCGATTTGCCCTCATCGAGCGCCGGCAATCCGCCCTCGGCCACCAGGCGCGCGAGCAAGCGAACGGATAGCCCGGTATGCGCGGCCGCGGCTTCGAGCGTGAGCCATGCGGCCGGCGAAGCCGCAAGCGCGAAACGCGGCGCGAGCGCAACTTTCGCCGATTTCTCCGTATTCGCCGAAACGCCCGTTTCGTTTCGCGGATCGAGCGCGGCCGCATCGGCCGAAACCGGCGCCGGCATTGCTTCTGCGCGCATTTTGCGGCTTTCCGCCAAACGCGAAATCAGCACGGCATCGAACATAATTACGCGGCGTTTCGTTTCGGGATCGATTTCGCGAAAGGATGCGATTTCGCCAGCTTTCGCCATCTGTTGTAACCGGCGCGAGGAAAGACCCACGGCCGCGCTCGCCGCGGCTACGGTCAAGAGTATTGGCTTCATGTGCCGGATTGTAAACGAAAGCGAGCGCGAAAGCGAAAGAATTTCGTTTTCGCGTTCAGTTTCGCCGGTTTCGCTAGCGCCAGGCGATCGCCTCGGCCGGTATTTCTACGGTTTCATGCCGCGAGAGTATCCGAAAGATACGGCCCGTGGCGTTGACGCGAAAGAACCGCGCCCGCCGACCGAAGATGATACCGATTTTGAGCGTATGCCGGATCGAGCCGTCGCGGGTCCAGTAATCGTAACCTTGCGACCAGTGAAAGTTAGCCCGTTCGAGCACGATCGGCGCCGGCGCGGCCGTTTGCGGAGTCATGGGGAGGTATGCTCCTATGCATAAATTGTGACACACGCGGACGTGATATAAAACGGTATAGACGGTTGCCGTTTTTGGGGGAAGCATGGCAGAGCAGACCGCTTTTGAGGATTTCGGCGAGTTGCCCGAGCCGGCATTGAACACCGGCGAGTACTCGCCGACAAACCGGCGCCATTCGCGCCACCGTGCCCTGAGACGCGTCGCCGAAGCGGACGCGATACCGCTACTCCGGAAAGTCATCGAGCGCGCCATGAGCGGCGACATGTACGCCGCGCGCATCGTGCTCGACCGCGTTTGGCCCCGGCCGCGGACTTCGCCGATCGCGCTCGATATGCCGGCCGCGCGCACGCCCGGCGAGCTGCGAGAGTCGATGTTCGAGCTGCTCGAACGAGTGAAAACCGGCGAGCTAACAACGGATGACGGCGCCGCCATGGTTGCCATGATGCGCGATATCTTAGAGGCGCAATCGATTCAAACCCTCGATTCGGATAAGAAAACCGTTACCATCGACGCCCGGCGCCTGTTAGGCGATCGCCTGGCGCGCATCGCCGCGGCGCGGCCCGCGGCCGAGCCGGACGAACCCGCCGAGCAGACCGCATAAACAAAAAAGGCGCGCCCGAAGGCGCGCCCGGTTAAGCCCCAAATTTACAGCTTTGCCTACACCGCGATGCCGGCGGTTTCGAGCGCCGCCAATACCTCGCGCGCGGTGCGCGAGTTGAACGGCTCGCCTAAGTTATCGCATTCCAGCCAATGCCGGCGCGCCGACTTGCAAGTACCGGGATCGCACGCCCGGCCGCATTTGCACGTATCGTCTGTGTGATTGACGGCCTCGGCGCCGTGTTCGCGCGCGATGGCGTTTGCACGCTTCGGCAACCAGCCCGGCCCGAGCCCGAAAAAGTAAGGTCCGCTCATTTCGCTATTCTCCTTCTACCGAAACGTGGTGTAAATCGCGAGTTGCCGCACGGTAACCGCGGCCGTGCCGTCATTGGCGATGAACACCCGCGCGGCCGGCCCGTACACCGGAATACGCGCGCCGCCGGTGGTTTTGTCAACGAACAGCGAACCTTTGATGACATCGGCCGCGGCGAAGTACTCGCCGTATGCCGCCCAACCGACTACGATGCTCACGCCATTGAATGAGCCCGCGGACGCGATCGCGGATACCGCCAGGTCGGATGCGCCCGAGAAATCGGCCGGCACCTCGCCCAAATCCTTGAACGATCCCGGTTGCACCGTCAGCTCGGACGCAATCACCATGCGTAACGAGTTGCCGCTCGCCGCGGACGGCGCCGCGGAAATCTTCGAGGCGCCGGCGCGCCCCATATCTCCAACCCGATCGAGTACGCTTTCGCGCTCGGCCGCGCCCGCCGGCGCGATCATCAGAACGGCCGCGGCGAGCGCGGCCAGAAAAACAGACTTCATTGTGTTCATTTTCTCCAAACGTTTGATTGTGGCTTTCGCCTTTGCCCGAGTCCATCGGGCAATTCACGCGGGCGCCACCCGCGATCATCAGGACGATTTTACGGACGGTGCCCGAAGAACCGCGCAATCGCGGTCAGAATCTCTCCGACAATCTTGCCGAAAAAATAGCCGATTACCACGCAAGCCATGAGCCACAGCATTTAACGCAATTCCCCCAACCCCGGCCGGCGCCGGCCGATCGGGCACTCCTGATGCCGTACCATGCCATCGCGCGTCACCATGTACTCGGCATCGCCGATCAGGCGCGCGCATCGGTAGCATTGCTCGCGCGCGGCCGCGGCAGGGTTATCCCGCAAGCGGCGAACGTCCGCGGCGATCGCCGCCGCGATATCGGTATCGGCTTCCGCGGCCGATGCGGCCCCGAACGCGGCGTCACACTGAGCGAGCGCGCGCGGATCGATCGCGGACAAAATGCGCCGGATCCGCGGATCGAGCGTAATCACGCCGAGCGCGGCGCGCATCGCGCGCGCCGCCTGATCCTGAGTGCTCATCGCCGCCCTCCGCGCGCGCGCTTTGCCGCCAGCTCGCAGAGGTACGCGAGCGTCTCATCGCCGGCGCCGCGCGCCAGCTTGACCAATTCGCGCGTCATGAAGATCAGCGTGGGATCCGCGATATAGCCGGCCGGCGCCGGCTCGAAATCGTCCATCGGTTCTTCGGTCACCAGTGCCGGCCGTCCACCGATGAGCACCTCAAGCGGCGCCTCGGGCGCCGCCTGTTCGATTTGTTCGTTCGTTTTTGCCATGTTATTTCCTCGCGAGTTGAATGAATGCAGTTACGAGCAGGTTGCGCACCTCATCCGGTTTAATCTTGCCGCCATGTTTTTCGAGCCCGTACGCCATCGCCGCGGCGTACACATCGGTCAAAATCTGCGTTTGCGTGAGCAAGGTTTGCGCCCACTGTGCCGGCGCGGTTACGGCGTCCACCGCGCGCTTGCGCGCCTCGGCGAGCGCCGCGGCCGGATCGTGCCCTTCGGCCCGCGCGCGCTCGGCGATTGCCGCCGATTCCCGCAAATCGCGCTCGATCGCGGGCGCCTCGGCCATGGCGCGCGCCTTTTCGGTTGCCGGCGAAAGGCTGATCGTCCACGTCGCCTTGTTGTTGCCGGCGCGCTGCTTCACGATCCTAAAACTTTCGCCGGGTTTCAGATTGAGTTGATCGATTTCGCCCGCCACGGCCGGATCTAAGAACATCCGCCGGCCGTCTGTGAGCGAATACATAATGCGATCGCCGTTCATGCCGGCCACGCGCCGTCCCTCGGGGAAGCGCGTGGCGAGTTCGAGCGGTTGATT